GCAAATTCCTTCAATCCAGCGGGGTTAAAGAAGGGGGCCATTTTTTCAAAGGCCACAGCGCTATTCTGGAAGGCCGCCGCCCTGTCTACCATGTCTGTAGTTGACGGCGACTGCCATTCAATGTCGATGTCAACGTTTTTAACGTCAATCCCATTTAGAGCAAACTCTATTTTTATTAGACGGACGACGAATTCAGAAACCATCATTTGAACTCGGCGCACCGTTCTTACAAAACGCTCATCCTGCCATTGTAGGGTGGCCTTGGCGTTAATATCCTCTTCCAGTCCCAAGTGGCTCTTCGGAACGCCCGTCTGGGAAAGGAACTTGTTGCGGTAATACTTTAGAGGGTCAACGCTCCAGTCAGCGGTACTAGAGGTATCTAGGACCTTAACATCAGTGAGGTCTTCTTCATACTTGCCCCCAAGGGCATTTTTCTTTTTGCCAATAACAATATCTTTCACAACGGTCATTTGGGAGCTGGCATTGTCTCCGGGAACGTCATTTCTTTTTCTTAGGTCGTTCATTACTTTTTGGCACCTAAGCCTGCCTTGTTCCTCAGTCATACCAGTGGTATCAACTGTAAACAAGAGCCTGGCAAAGGCCCTGGTAAGGCGGTTGATAACAAACGCCTCTTCCATTGCGACCATCTTTTTCCATGCACCGCGAGCGGCATAGAGTTGTCCCCTGCCATATTTTGAATCTGGCTCATGGTTCCACCGCAGGTGATATATTTGCCATCTGCTGAATTGAGCTACAACCTTTGTGGTTCCCGGTTCGTATTGGGTAAAGGCAACCTTTTCCAGAACGCCTTTTTCATCTTCGTTTCGCCGCATTGTGTCCACTGGCATTGACATAATGCGCTCGATCCTCATTAAATCTGAAACAACGATTTGCTCAAACCCGTCACCATATTTTAGGGTGCTTCGGACATACTCCCCGATTTTTTCCCTTAATTCCGTACGCTCCAGCATCTCCTCAATGAGCTTTTGCTTTGCTTTTCCTACATAGGCACCATTGTAGAGCACACGAAAAGAGGCCGCTGAGCCATCTCTGGCGTTGACCGCATTATCGGCCAACACAGAGAGTGCCCGCGACCCCTCTGGAACGGTCTCGTCAATCTCGTCCATTTCTTTGTAAATGTTGGTTCTTAGTGTTGCTGTAGCATCCCAGTCGTCAAAGAAGTTGTTTTCGCTAAACTCAATAGAGCCGGAAGCGCTGTCCTTAGAAGGCCAGTCATCTCCGGCTAGGGCTCTTGCTATTTTCGTGAGCAACTTGGGCACTAAGCGTCTCCTCGAATCGGCATACCCAACGGTATGCTTGGTTGTCGTAGGAATGCTCTGTTACTAATTTGTGACCTTCGATGCCCATTGTAACATATTTGTTACCAAAAGTCAATATTTCTATGCAATAGTTAATAAACCTGCTATTATATTCCTCTGTTCCTGGTCTCCCGTCTATTAGATACCCTGTTTCCCCGTGAATAACACGCTCGTTCAGTGCTGCCCTTGCGGTTGTAACAATTGGGGTGTAGGCAGCGGCGGCCTCTAGCGCTGAGATGCAGCACATTTCATCATATTCAGTGGGGTAGGCCAACAGGGAGGCTTTTCGTTGCAGTCTTACCAATTCATCTCTGGGTACGGGGCCGACATATTCGCAATTGGGTAGTGCTCTTATTCCTTTGTAAATAGATTCGCTGTATCGCTTGCATCTTTCATCGTCCCAACCGTAAAGCTGAAATCCGCTCGTTACTATCAGCTTTGCAGTGGGGACCTTTTCCAGTATCCTCGGCCACAAATCCACCATGTGAATCAATCCCCTTTCGGGGGTTGAAGTATATAGTACGGTGCCGTCCTTTTCCCTTGGAATGAGGTAGTCTTGCAGCCTTACTCCCGCCGTGGATACTAGGTAATATCCCTCATCAATGGGGTGCTGGGACTGATAGCGCATCTTTTGGTGCTCGCTGATGGCAATGACAAGGTTGCAGTCGCCCTGTTTCACGACATCGTGAATCGCATCGCATCTCTGGTCGTTAGCGAGCAGGGCCTTGACTGGGGCGGTAAATTGAGATAGTACCAACGGGTCTCTAACGGCGACCACCACATCAAAGGCTCTTGGCTTTACATTAGCCATATCTTCCCAGCGAACGCCCTCAATTACAGACGGGTGCGCGTTGTGGGTATAACAAACCACTGCCTCGCCCCTTGCGGCAAGAGCATTGGCATAGTGGGTCATCATGGCCTCCGACCCGCCTATGCCCTGTTTATAAGAAAGCCCGTCCCAACTAGACGGGCCCCCTTGTGTCCATACTAAAGCAATGTTCATTCCTTCTCCAATAGCATAAATGCTACCTGAAGGTTAATTCCTGCATTGTAAACATTTGGAGCCTGAATCTTAATAGGCCAAACGCCCCAATCCGCATTAAAATTGACGGGCTCTACCAGTCTAAGGCCAGACGGGTTAATAAGTCGAGAATATAGGGACTTTTCATCATAGGTTCGGGCCTTCACAAATGGACATGGATAGGAAACATAGTCCTCGCCATAATTTGTGGTGAGAGCCAGTTTTCCGCCTCGTCTTAGAACTCGCGCCATTTCCTTAACGGCGGTTCTGTCGCCCCAACCAGGAATATGCTTGACACAGGCGCTTGAGATAACAAAGTCAAATGATTCGTCCTCAAAGGGCAAGTCTCTGGCGTCTGCGTGAACGATTTCAATGATGTCAGACGGTTGAATTTGGTCTTCGTTCAAGTCACAGGCTGTAACGTCGGCCTCTTTAGATGCGAGATAATGAGGCACAACGGACTCTCTCGTGCCCACGTCCAAAATCTTTTTTCCTCGGATGTTACCCAAGAAGATAACCGACCTGACATGTTCCCACAATCTCATCGTGGGCATGTGGTCTCCAAAAGCAACCAGTTCGTCGGCCTGCTTTTTGAACAGAGGATTTTGCCAGTCGCTTTCTTGATAAGCGCCCGACACAAAGTCAAGCTCGGTATATGGTTTTAGCGTTCCAATCCAGTTAGTCAAGTCCACCCTACAAATCTCCTTATTCATCCAGTGTCGGTCTGCGAATACTACCCTTATGGTTCTCTGACCTTCTAGCCAGTGTGCGGCCATTCTGTGCCAGCCATCCAACAGGACATAACAATCCTTGCACAGCACAATCGGCTCTATCGGTTCTCCGTTACGTATCATCTCGCGGTACATATCCACGCCAGGTTGATAGTGGCACGGATGACAGCGGAAGTTGACCCAAGCCAATGGCCACCATCTAGGCTCTGAGACTTCTACCTCTACGCCGTCAATCAGTGTCACAATAGCCTCTCCCGTGCTTGGGCCGATTCTATTCTAGCCTTGGCAATCTCGAAGTACCCCTTGTCTATTTCGCAGCCGACAAAATTGCGCCCTATGCTGCGACATGCTACGCCGGTGGTTCCACTACCCATAAACGGGTCTAATACCACGCCTCCTGGAGGAACCCATTGTTCAATAATCAACCTGACTTGTGATAGTGGGCGTGGGCACGGATGCCCTTCCACATAATCCCCTATCACCTTTCTTGTAGAAGGACGTGTGTTTGCCACATAGAAGTCTCTGTTTGCTGTTTTAGCAGACCAAGGTTCGCCCCCTTCTTTCCACCACACAACAACCGGGTCAAAGCTATATTGCATAACCGCGTTGCGCCGCACTTGCGTGAAGTTCTTACATGCCGCAAAAATACGCCACCTTCTAGGAAACCACTCCGAAAAATGTGTAATATTTGGCATAGCCTGCCATACAAATATGGGAGCGCCAGGCTTGGCAATACGCTCCGCTTCTGACACGCACTCCCATATCCATGCTCCGTATCCTTCTTTGGCGTCCACATACTCGTTGTATTGAAATCCAATGCCGAAGGGTGGGTCGGTAACAACACCGTCCATGCTGTTGTCTTCCATTGTGCGCATGTACTCCAAGCAATCACCGTGGTACAGTGTTATTTCAGTCAAACCAGTCCCCTCGCTCTGTCCGCCTTATGGGCTTGCGGTCTAGCGCAGTGACAAAAACAGAGACAGGAATAGCCATACCGCGAACGCTCCTATCAGATACTC